CCGATCCTCCGGAAAATCCACTTCACGGGCGATGCGCAGGCAGTGATCGAAATGGCCCAGCGTAAACGCGGTGTGGGAATCGGAGCCAAACGCCAGCCGTCCACCGGCGTCGCGCACCGCGGCGGCAATCGCGCGACAGTTAGGTTCGCTGCCGGGACGCGAGTGGGTAAAAGAGGAGTTGTTCAGTTCCAGCGCCACGTCATAATGTGCGGCTGCTTCAGCGATAGCCGGGATATCGACCGGAAATTTCGGGTTCCCAAAAGCAATTTCTACACACCACATTTAAGGTAGCATTTTTGCATATACAAAGTAAAATTAGATTTCACAACAAGGAGATAGCTATGATGACTAATGAAGAGTTTGAAAAAATTTACCCTCTCGAAAAATTTAAATATGTCCAAACTGGAAGGCGTGAAAAGGGTCATATGGGACAAACTGAAATCTACTCGTATGACATTATAGAAATTGCTACTGGTGAAACTGTTCGCAAAGCTACTTATACAGACCATATGGACGTTAGAGGATTTGCTACGTCGCAGTATTGGGAATAAAAAATAGCCCATACGGGGCTGCTCATCTATGATGAAAAAATGAAGCGACGGCTACTCAGTTGCAGATAGATGAAGTCGTAAGGATATCGAGCGTAAGATAAAAAATTCATTCAACATTTACTTTTAATAAGCGATCTATTACCGCCAGAACATACTAACTCATTGATAAATATGTACCTTTATCATCATTCATAGATGAGCCACTAAGTTTTAAAAAAAATTTGTTACTTAATTGTAAATTCTTGTTTATTTTTTTGGGTTCTTATCTTAAGATCTTTTGATAAATTATTGTATAGAAATTGATGGGGGCATAATGAGTCTTATCGATTTGAGTCTTTCTGGCTTATCTGAGCCAGGAACAAAACTTATTGAAAAAGTAAGCGATGCTATTGGAGTGCTCTATGAACCTACAAGAATTCGCAAAAAAGCGAAAGCCGAATCTGACGCTAAACGTACAGAACTTATTTCAAGATTAGAACTTGATGGTATAGAAAAAAGAGCTGTTGAGCGTTTTATCAAACGTGAAACAAAACGACAGGAAAATATCGAAAACATCACTATTAATGCAGCAAAAAACTTATCAGACACTGATAACATTGCTGACATTGATGAGGATTGGATTGAGGCTTTCTTCAGAGAATGTGAAGATATTAGTGATGAACAAATGCAAACAATTTGGAGTAGGATCTTATCTGAAGAATCTAAATCAAGAGGTTCATTTAGTCGTAGAACCTTAAAGCTTCTATCTACTTTTAATAAAGAAGAAGCAAATCTAGTCACCTTCTTTGGGAAATTTGTTTGGCAAGCAAAGAGCCTTACTCCAATATTAACTACCGATAAACAAGGTAACACTGATGACATAACCTTCGCTGAACTTTCTATTTTAGATTCTCTAGGAGTTATACAGCAAGGAATTGGTTATGGTTTAATATTTGGTGAAAAAACAGGCACTGTCTTATACTATGGACAACCAGTATCAGTAGAATTTAAAGAAGATACACCGGAAACTTGGACCTTTCCAACTGGCCCAGCCGTACTAACACCATTAGGTGCAGAGTTGATGAAGATTTGTGGTTCAACTCCAGACCCGGATTATCTTGCAAAAGTTATCAAGAAAATTGAAGCTGAAGATAGCCAAGTAAAATTAAAAATCATCACGAAATAATAAGGCCAGTTTACGGGCATATTTTACGCTAATCGTAACGATAGTTGCTTATCTGACTGAATGATCCAAAACTTGAATGTGGGATGATAATTCCTATTTGTTGAGTTTTCGCATAAAATCCCATTTTTAACTTCGACAGGATAATGATGAAATTCACACGAGAAGAGTTTTGCATTGGATTTAAAGCATGTTTTAAAGTGATTGCTTTAACGCTAATATTAATAGGAATGATGTTAGTTCCTGCATGGCTTAATTTGAATTGGCCTATTACACTAGTATTAGGTGTTATTTCTCTTTCATTAACTGTATTAGCAGGAACGGATTTTGTTAAAAAACACACTCAAGTTAAATTTAGAAAAAATGGGGAAACAACCGACCTATGGATGGTAATTAGTATAGGTGTTTCTATTGGCGGTGTAATTGCTGTTTGGGTTGATAAAAATGCGAGCATCCTGGATAAAAAAGTTTACGGTATAGCATTATTGTGTTTAGTTTTTATAGCTGGACGTTCAGTGATTTTAACTAATAAAGAAAGAAAAAAAATTAATAAAGCCCCGTAATGGGGCTTAAATTTTAGTTACCACTAAGTAAAAATCTGTAATTGTGATGGCATCAGAAAATTAAAAAAATAAAATAATGCAATACCCAAATAGTCAAGGTTCTAAAATTTGATATGATTCTAGATAATGATAACACTGCATAAATACCTCGATCGATTTAGCCCCCCCTTCTTAACTTGGAATTTAAAATTTTCTAAAATCTCGCTGTAATGTCAGGATCTTTCATAAATCCCACGCAAGATTGACTGGTGTAAGAAATGTACCAATACCACCAATACTATCACCCTGATGACTTTAACTAATTGATTCTTTTTATCAAAAGATAATTTTTTATAATGATGTACTAAATCTAGTACCTCTTGATGTAATCTAGTTTCTTGCTTTGTTGAACGAGCCATAGTATATACCTATAGAAATAATATAGATTATTTATGGCGATTAAAGGAAAACCCTATGAAACTGGTTTTAGATGAAGTTAATTATGGCAATGGCTTTAGCAATGGAAATGACTTATTTGACAGACAAAAACTTGCTATGCAGCTTCAAAGTATTATTAAAAAATCTGAGGATGATAGTCTTGTTTTAGCAATTGATGATCAATGGGGAAGTGGCAAAACTACATTCTTGAAAATGTGGGAAAATGAGCTAATCACTAACGACACTTTAGAGGTTATCTATTTTGACGCTTTCAAGAATGATTATCAAGAAGATGCATTCTTAGCATTATCCTCAGCGATCTATCCAAAGATTAAAAAAGAAGAGGATAAACGAGAATATTTAGAGGCTGCTAAAAAAACAGGTAAGGTTTTATTAAAAGCCACTGCTAAAATAGCATTAAGAGCAACCACGCTAGGTTTAGTAAAAGACACGGATTTTGAAGGTATTGAAGATGCAACTAAGGAAATTATTGAAGATCCTATTGAGAAGTTAATTGAAGAGAAACTTAAAAGTGCTAAAGAAGAGGAAGGAGTAATACAAGACTTTAAAAAAACAATTACAAAATCCGCTGAAGATAAAAAGATTGTGTTTATAGTTGATGAACTGGATCGTGCAAGACCAGACTTTTCTTTAGATCTGCTCGAAAAGATGAAGCATGTATTTAACACTAAAAACTTATTCTTCGTATTAGCAGTGAATAAAGACCAATTTCTTCATATCATCAACAAGAGATATGGCAATATAAATTCTGAAGCGTATCTAAGTAAATTTGTACACTTTTGGTTTTCATTACCACAATCGAAAGAACCATATTCTGACGACCCTGTTACGATAAACATCTTTGTTAATCACCTCATCAACAAGTTAGAAATAGGTAATCATTTTAGTAAAACGTTTTCGGTAATTTGCCAGCTACTAAAACACAGTAATGCATCATTGAGGGATTGTGAAAGATGCTGCACTCTAATTAAAATTGCTATCGCAAGCGATACTCCACAGGATGATATCAACCAGTATTCAATTGCAATTTTAGCTTTTATCAAAGTTATGAAACCACAAATCTTCAAAGCATATGTGAATAAAGCTCTTAGTCCAGAACAATTGTTTGATGCAATTAACATATCTAAGTTGAATGAAATAACCATCAGATATTCCAGAGCTATAATTTTAACAGATTTGTTAAATGACAATGAATTAATCAAAGCTCAAGAGAAACAAGAAATGATTTTAAGAGATGACTGGCAAGAACCAATCAGAGGGCTAAAGAGTGCATTGCCTTATTTTGAACATGTGTTAATTTAGAGTTAAATAAAGTGATTCAATATTATGCTTGAATCACTTTATTCAAAACCATTCACCTAAGTAATTAGTTACCACCAATTAACATAACAATGATTTTGATAATATCTGAAAGTGGGAAAGAGAAAAGAACCACACCAAAGTAATCAAGTATCGGTACGATGATGTAGTTATATGCAATTATGATTGCACACACATAACCTAGAAAGTTACGCCATCCTTTACCAGCTTTAATTTCTTCGCGATTTGTTTCGTTTACTGTGTCTGACTGTTCTAATTCGAGTTCTTCACTGCTTTTGTTTGGTGTTTTTTTGATGAGTAAGTCACCTAACTTACTTACTAGATTAAATATCAAGCCAATCATTTTCCTGTCCTTGTTTATACTTGAATCTGTACTAGAAACAAATGTACATTAATACCTTTAACGAAAAGTTTGTATGAGTCGATTACATAGACTTTCTGAACGTCATCATGAAAAACCCAATCCGTATACTCGCCTTTGTATAGGTCTGGTACTTCGTTTTCATAAAATGCAATGTTCATTAGATCACCTTGTAATGTATCTACCCTGTACTTTCCGGTGAAGTAACGCGAATCAACTAGAACCTTACTAAATGGTAGGGTATTCATAACTGGTTGTGTTTCCTTCAGACGTAGATATTGATTATCATCTACATCAAAGTGTTTTTGCATATCGTTCATAGTATTTTCCTTTGTTATATTATTTTTTTAGTGAATGTGAAAGTACCATTAATATCACTAAGTATTAATTTTGCTCCGTCTTCGGCCTTCTGGAAGAAATCAAAAACCATCTTACGGCGTTTTTCTTCCTTGATTCCTATTACTCGCTTATCACGGTTTTTCTTTTTCTTAGTAGTATCAAGAAGCATCTTTTTACCCTTAACATCTACTACTTTGTACTTCTTATTTAAGTTGCCACGTAAATTACTAATGTTACCCTGTGCTGAAAGTTTTGCTGAACTGGTGGGAATGAACTTATCGAATATTTCATGAACGTCAGAAATGACAGTACGTAAGTATGCCGCCTGATCCCCACGTACAATAATCTGGTTTGTTCGTAATCCATTACTATTCTGAATGAAGTTAAAGAATAGTGCTTTCTTAGTAAATCCAACCGGCCCACCTGCAATATCCTGGTTTAACTCTGTCTGTAGTTTATAGGTCAATACTCGGATACGTTTAGTAATTTCACTCTGTACATTTATAACTATCGACTTTTCCTGATCGTTAATCCATTTAATCGTATCTTCTGGTGTACTACCAGTTTTGAATTTTCCATTTATGTTCATAGAATCCATCCTTGTATTTCCTGAATCACGCCATATAGACGCTTTCTATCCTCCAAACCTGGTAATCTTGCCTTATGCATTACTGCCATATTGAGACAGTTTGGATTTAGACCTATTGAAAGAATCAAAGCAGACTCTACTAGTAGTGTTTCCTTCATTGTTTTGAAAGGCCATAAGATAGTACGGGTATATTTCTCACCATCTGCAATCTTCTGGTTTACAACGCGTGAACTACTGGAATAGTCTTCCCATCCATTTGATACGCTATTATCCCTGTACTTCTTCGAATCTTTAACTCTCTTGAATATCTGCTTTGAACCTACGTAAAAACGCCCTTCATCTGGAAAGTGGAACAAGTAAACGAATCCTGCATATTCACCACTTTCAATCTCTTCCTTAGTTACTACTTCCGTGTACTTCCATTCTTCCATATTAACCGACCACGTACTTAATCATTGAATCTACGCGGTTTGGTGTTTGACGATACCAGTTACTGTCTTTAACTTCATTGATAGCAGTGGCATAGTTAGCAGTACGTAATGCTGCAAGGAATTTCTTAAACTGTAGCGTTTTGGTTAGACCTACTTGAAAGATCATCATCACTAGAAAATCATTCCAGCGGCTATCCTTCGGTAGTTGTACGTCAAGTTTCTTTACGTCTTCCTCTGCTTTCTGAATGTCTGCCTGTAGTAATGCATCTGCTTGTGCTTCAGTGATACCACCAGTGAAATCTTCACCCTTAAGTACCAAATGACCGTAACCGATTGTGGAGTAGTTCAAACTGTCTTTATAGACGTGAAATTTACCATCCTTGAAAATACCACGACTGGTTTGATAAGATTTAGTACCTTCATACTGTTTTAGTTGTTCTGTTAAGTTCATAATGAATTCCTTTTCATAGTTTCTATTCTATTTATAAAAAGCGAAAAAAAAGGGCCAGTTACGGCCCCCTCTTCGTTCTCTCTTCCATCAATGTGACAAGCTTCATAATATCCAGCCGGATAAGATTTATCTCTTCTTTGATTTCTTTTATCTCTGTAATGTCAACTTCTAAACTATTAATTTTACTTTCGGCAATAGTGACACGATTATTAAGATCATCTAGTCTTTTTTCCTGTTCTTTCTTATTGTCCAAATGTTTAGTAGTTATTTGCCAAACACCAAAGATTACCGGAACAAGAAGCCCAGTTATAATCCACTCCATAGTTTTTCGACTTATACTATACTCGTTTGGTATGGTATTTATGGCTAGAAATAATCACCTGCATCAAGTACGGAAATGGTTAATCCCATCTGACCACGACAAGGATATGTCTGATAATATACGCTGGCTCCTGCTGGCTTAGCTCGATATGTACTGACACTATTACCAGACATAAGAAGACCAGAGTACAGGAAACGTTTACCAGGATATGAAGCGGCTGTGGAATAATCCCCAACCTGAAAACCATAAGTACCTAGCGGAACCATCGGATATGCTACGTTACCCTGACACGCATTCCATTGTACTTTAGCACCCGAACCAGTGGAGTTTTCAATATAGAAAGGAAAAGTAACAGTACCACCACGCCAGATAACTGGAGGTAATGCTGAACTGTATGTAATCTGCCCTGCTCCATTACGAATAACAACACCATAACCGCTTGCCGGTAGTGGTGGGATAAATCCGGTACTTACGATTAGTATCTGAACATTATTAACTGTACCACCAATTACGGAACCATCAGCACTACCGAAACTTGTATAGGTTCGAATTGCCATTGCATCACGATCAAAGTACAACGGAGTAGTACCATTTTCCCATCGTGCAAATACCACGCACGTTTCACGGTTAACTACCTGTGGAATATCCCATGAACCACTAATGTTAACAGTACCCTTCCATGTTACATAACCAAAGCGACTAACATCAGTAATTGCAGTAAAATCTACTGCATCATAAAGTGCAATTCCGAATGATTGTGGTTGTCCGTAAGGTACTTCGAACACACTAAGGTCATAGATGTAGTTTGGTGCCGATGCGTAAGTATACTGATATGAACGTAAGGATAATGTACTACCAGATGCAGTAGCACCCCTTAGTAAACACAATGAGCTTTTACCATTACCTATATCAAGAACATGTGCCGCCTTTGTTGGTACTACTAGAGGTTGACCACTAGTTGTAGGTCTGTCTAACTGTTGATTGATTAAAATGTTATCACCATAGTTATTACTACCGGTGATCTTATATCTTCCAAGATTACTTAGTATTCGTGCATTTGCTGTTATGTCAATTTGTCTATCCCAATTATCGGGCTGAATTATAAAACCATAAGCCATTTCTTTTCCTTTGGGGGAATAAACCCCCCTTATTATATTCTTCCTACTTTTACGCGTACTGTTCCAGCACCATCTAGTACAGTTAAACCGCTACCATCTAAAATTACACGACCATTTCCATCTGCTGATCCCATTTGGAAACCACCCGCTTTATCTATAACCCATCCTTGATAACCATTGTAGTTATCGGATTGGATAACACCGGAAATTTTCGCGTTGGTAATTGCTGCATCCTGGATAAGTGCGTTAGTAATTTGTCCATAGCCAATATTTGCGGCCATTATTGTACCGTTGGCAATCTTTGCTCCCTGGATAGTTGCATCAATTATTTTTGTACTGTTAATACTTGCATCCCTAATTTGGGCTGTACCAATTGCGGCGTTTTGAATCATCGCATTGTTCATATAGGTAGTACCGTTCTGTACTACGAATGGATAAACTTTAGTGCTTGCTACTGCTGTACCAGAACTGATAATACTAAAACGATCTGATACTACTGTGAATACTGATTCAGTACCGGAGTTTGCAAGGGCAATACCAGATACATATCCATTATTGTTTACGCTTACTGTCCATCCAGTGTATTTAGAGTCATTGATAATTTCAGTTTTAACAGTATTGAATTCAGAACTATTTAGAATACCGTCTACTACGTCATTGTTTAGCTGGCTGAATGGTACTGAAGTTTGTTGTAGGAATGGTAAAGCCTGAGTCCATACAATTTCACTTACACCAAAAATATCAATCATACCTGCACGGATGTAGTATTGTCCGTCTGGAATAGTTACCCAATCCCCCCACTGATTTGTACTTATATAGTTCTTTGCAATACTATTAAGGTTTTCAGTATTACTAATCTGAATGTATACGCCTGCATAGTCTTTAACTTGTGAATAAGTAGGATCATTTGGATCAAGTGGATTACTCCAATCAAACGAAATCTGACCTATCGCTGAACGTGCGTTAAAGCCCTTTAGAGCGGGGGCCTGTGGGTTTTTAACGGTTATCAATACTTCTTCTGAATATGTTCCTGTAGTGCGTCCTAGAGCGGTTACGCCCATGATTACGCTACGGTTCGTACCGTCAGTCTGGTTCATCTGAAACTGGTAGTTAAACTGGTTTGTACTGGAAAAATAAGTATTCAGTAGTACACCATCAGTACGATAAATCTTAATCTGATAACGACTAAAATACTGACCAAATAGTAAACCATTTACACGTAAACTTGATTGGTCATCCCATCCGATAATAAAATCACCAGAAGTAGTATTAGTACCGCCTAAGTCGGCATTCAACATACGTAGGTTAGTTACTTTCGGTAGTGTGAATTCGTAATCTGGACGTAGGTTAGAGATACTTACGCGTGGTGATAATATACCTAAGTTATTATATGCCATGATTGAGAAATCATAGTTTACTGCCGGATCAAGATTGAAAATATCAAACGTTGTCACGTACTGGTTAACTTGTCCTGCATAAGTCCAAAGGCTTGCACCTGCTATACGATAGTATAAGTAGTATCCGCGTAAGTATTGGTCTGGTGAAGCAGTCCATGACATTGTGACTACGTTACCTGAGACTACGCAGCCCTTCTTCACTACCTTTAGGTTAGATGGTGGAAGTACAGAGATAGTTGAAAGTACCGAACCATCAACGGGGAATACGCCAGGATCTTCACCAGTGTAAACACCAGGACTGTACTCTACGCATGTTACTGTCATCATACCTACGTTTTCATTATCAGTTACGATTTCTTTTGCAAGTACGCGATACTGTTTATTACTGATTCCATATTCTGCAAAGTTAACAGTTATGATTTGCCATACCTGAAGGTTCCATGCTGAATCTGAACTGAAAACTAATGTATTCTGTAGGTACTTAGATTTTAATAGTTCAATGTTGACTAAGTATGTTAACTGGTCTTTATCATGTACGAATTCATAGGACATAGCTTTAGCAATGATAGTACCGTCACTTTCTATTACTTCATTAGTTGCAATATCACTAGGAATACGAATAACGTCGGTACTATATGAGTTACCTACGTTTGTCCATGATGCATCGATACAGTTAAAATAATCAGCCGTACCAGTAGTAGTTAGTTTGACATTACCAAACATATTACTTTCATCAAAGGTAGCAACACTTGAACCGGGTAAATCCATAGTAAGATACAACTTACCAGCATGGATATATGTAATACCGCCAAATGTCATTAGAATACGTTCAATGTTACTCTTATATGAATCACTGTAACTTATATTACCCACTGAACTAAAGCTGTACTGCTGACATAGGTTTGCAGCCTGTTGGAAACTAGGTAAATCAATATTGTTTGGATCGATTGACATACCATATTCAGTGTTAGTTAGAAAATCATATAATTGGCTAGGTGGATTAGAACTTGCTGAGATTTGACCAGTGTTTAAATCACGAATCAATTTACCCTTGATTTCTACTGTTAGTACATAGTTATCGTTAGTTAAAATATCTTGTTCAAGGCTGGTTTGTGTTTTCTTGATAACGGTACTGATTTGTGCAACACCATTACCCTTAAAGTTATTATTCCATCTATCACCAGCATATTGTAATGCTAGTGAGTTACTACCTGCATATTCTGATTTACCAAAACGTACTTCCATTAGTAGATACGGTCTGTACTTTTCAAGAATATCCGATTGTTGTACTACACCTTCATAGGCAATCTGATTTGCTAATACTGGTTCATCATCAAAGTAAATCTGATTGATTAAGTTACCAACTTCACCCATTGCAATTGCGTGTTGTGTGAATAGGTACTGTGAGTTTCCATTAACAACGTTATACCACGGTACGATAGAACCCACTTTACACCAATCACCTAAACCAGTACCGCCATATAGAATCGGCATTCCTGATTGTGGGGCTGTTGAACGGGTTAATGTACTGGCAGTATCATTATAACCTTGTGTATTTGGGGTTATGGTACTTAGTGAACTTGTCGCAATATAACTTGCTGCGGCGGCACCTGCTCCCCATGCTGCTGCTGTGAATGCAGAAGATGCACCACCAGAATATACAGCCGCTGCAACTGCAATACCAGTAAGTACCGCTCCTAGAATTCCATTTCCTGATCCTGCACCCATTTTTATTCCTTATTGATTCTGTAAATTTTACCCTTCAAATCCTTTGGGGTATGCACGTTCTGAAATACGTGTCTTTCGTGGTCTACTTCAATATATGTTTCATGTAAGAATATACTAGCCTGAATACCGTCAATGTATATATCACCTAGAATTGGTGTTTCTACTACTGAACAATGTTCCTGTACTAGTGCTTCAAGATCATCATATCCATGTTCCTTAAAGATTTTTAATCCTTCCTTAATTGAAGTATAACCAGTTGCTTTTTCTGCGTAGTTTGTATTGCATAGTAAATCTAAAACTTTCAGTACAAGAATATTACAATCATTCTGACCTATAACGTATGGTGTACTTACTGTTTGATCTGCAATCTCTACTATTTTATGTATTTTATTTCTCATTATTTAAATGCCCAATATTGTTGGCTATGAATGATACCTAGTAGACTAAAGAATTCATCCCCTGGATGCATCGATTGGTGTACTGAGTTAGCCGCTAATGTACGCATCTGTACATCTAGTTTGTTCCAGATACTATTAATATTTACTGAGATTTCATTAGTAATGCTCTGTTCCTGATTGTTAGCAGTACATTCAAAATAATCAATGTATCCAGAAAACATCATATCGTGATCAATTACTGTGTTATCTGCTGGACTCATTACAGTTAGATAGATGTTTACCTTTGCCTTTCGGAATGCTCCAGAAGTTGCCAGTACACGAAAACTAGGCTGAACATTACTAATCTTAAAGCTGATAGATTCGTTTTGAATGTCTTTCTGTTCATTGAAAGTAGGGAAACTGTTATTAATGAAATCTGGAAAACTCGTATAGGTTATCCCATTTGCAATAACATCAGTGAATGCATCAGTTAAGTGTGATTGTGGGGCTGGTGAACCCGGTACTGGATAGATATCAACACAACGTACTATTACACCCATCGATAGTACATCACTCATTGTTAAACGCGTTTTATTAGTTCCACGCTTGAGATTATAGAATTCAAGTAGTGCGGCATTTGTGAATACGTTCTCGTTCATTATCCTAGATACTCCGTGGCTTTAAGCTGTAGGCTTATTACGTTCTGTACTGTCATTGAGTAATCATTATCAATATCTAGTACAAACTGACCCTGTAAATTATTAAATCTGATTGTTTCACCTGTCTGTACTGATTGGCGTAGATTTGGGAACACTGATAAAGTAGTACCGGTATTTGCAATCACACGATAAATCTTTGGATGGTTTGCGAACTGAATCAAAGTACCGACTTCTAGTGAATTACTGTTTACGTTAATCTTATATGTTCCAGATGAAGTTGCAGTAGTTGCCGCGATTGCTCCAGTTTGTGATCCTGTATAATTTCCATAGTAACCCAAGTCCATTACAAACGGCCTAGCCTGTGAATATTGTGCAATGAACTGTTTTACTTCTGCCTGATCCTTCTGATTAAAGTTCATTGTGAATTGTAGTTTGTAGTATTGAATATTTGTACTTCGTGTAATCAGTGCACCCGTCCACGATCTGTTACTAAACATCGGTTCTGTACTGGATAATTGAAAACCAGTAATCTTAATATTATTTGAAAATGCCATGTGAATCCCTCTTCATTGCTTTAGTATATTTATGACGTAAAAAAACCCAGATACCGCCCAAAAGGATAAAAGCGGATTTACTCTAGGTTTTCTTACTACTATTTATGTTGTACGGGCTTGTGCGTTTTTCACTGCCTGTGTAACTGAGTTTTGGTGTTTCTTTAGCATTGCTTGGAATTTAGCATCATCATTAGCTGAATCACCCTGAATGATTAATGGGGCATTAACTACTGTCTGACCACCAGAGTTAGTGTTAGAACCAGTTTGTGAATCAAGGAACTGTGTTAATTTCTTGTTCTGTTCTGGTTGTACCACACGTTCACCCTTTTTAAGAATCCACGTACTTTCACCAGTACCATCAAAATCTGGTACAGAGTCCATACCACTATGAGCCTTACCACTTGCCGCACCTTTGGCTGTACTAATGATACTTGCACCTAATGAAAGTACCTGAGCATAGGCAGGAATACTTGCAGGGAATCCAAGTGACATAGCCTTAGCTAAAGCCTCCTGAATACTTATAACGATACTACTCATTTGTAGACCTTTCTGAACCATGTAAGCGGCTTTAGCAGCCTTAGAACCTTCACCGAATGCACCACTAAGGATCGTACCCAAAGAACCCGCAGATTCTCTTAGAACGACGATTTGAGACTGTGTATTCTCCATAGTCATAGTTAAAGCTTTCTTGTTGTAAGCATCCATGATTGCATTCTTACGCTTCTGGTATTGTTCCTGACTTAGATTCAATTGGCGGCTAGTTTGCTCGTTCATTTGAAGTTCTAAAGCCCGTTGTGCTTCAAGATCTTTTCGTTTCTGGTCTAGTACATTCTGGTTATTGAATGGGTTACTGGCTTCATCACCTTGACCTTCAATGCCAATTCTTTCATTTTGCTGTTTCTGTAATTGCTTTGCCTGTAAATCAGTTAACTGTGTTCCTACTGCTGCGATGTTATTACTAAGATCCTGAAGTTCTTTATTGGTACTTTCAAGCCCCAGCATACTTTCAATCATAGTATTCAATTGTTGCTGACGACTTGCATTAGCAAGGTTTACGGCATTATCAATTTCAAATTGTGATTTCTTTAATGTTTCACCACTGGTTTTAATCTTCGCTAAAATTTCATCCTGTTGTCGGTTGAAGGCTTTTAGTTGAATCTCACCCTGAGTTAATCCATTACGTGATACTGCGTTATCCCACTGTATTTGTGCTTGTGCTACTTTGGCTGCTCTTGCTTTCGCTTCTGCTTCTGCCTTTTTAGCTGCTGCTTCTGCTTCTTTACGTTTCTTGTCTGCGTCTTCCCATCCACCTTGCGGAGTTGCAGAATTACCAGCCTGACCAGATGGTTTAGGTGGGAATTGGTTATCAGCGTGTGCTTTGTTCCATTCTTTAGTACCGAAAATCGTAGCAGGATCTACGCCATCAAGTTTACGGAATAATGCACCAATGGAGTTTTCACCGCCACCGTACCAAATATTCCTAGCCATATTTACAAAGTCAGTACCAGACCAATCTTTATTGAACCAATCAAACAATGTCTGAATATCATCAATAGTAGGCCCAAGTGCATTAGCTTTCCACAATTGGAAACTTGTACTTAGTTGGTTTACTTGTTTATCGAATTCTGCATATTTTGCTGCTGTGTCTTCAGTTAATAGTACATGCTGTGATTGTACGGCATTCATTAAATCAACGTTATTACTGTACTGATTGAATACACTAATTAGTTTACTACCATCAGAACCTAGTGTTTCTAACATGTTAGTAATTTCTGCTGTACTCTTTCCTGCTTTACGCATTTCATAGAATGCTTCTGCTAATGAACGAATACCACCGTCTGTCTGATTAAGGTACTGGTTAAAGTTCTTGATTTCTATACCATAGGCTTTCATATCTTCCGCTGGTCCAGAACCATCACGGAATGCATCGCCTAGATGATCAAGTACATTGCGGTTCAAGTCGCCCCACTTTTCTGTTTCAAAAGCAACACCCTGGAAAGTTTTTTCCAATTGCTGTAATTGCGTAACAGTAAGGGAACTCGTTTTTGCTACTTCATTGTAAGTTTTTACATAGTCATTACTTGAACTTACTAAACTGAAAATACCGCCAGCAAGTAATCCTACTGCACCAGCGGTTCCTACTAATCCAGTATTGAATCCAGATAATCTACTGGTAATGTCAGTAATACTTTTTGTAAAACCACCAAATAGATCTTCCGATTCAGTACCGAATTTCTGTATAGATTGAGTACCTTCACTTAATGCCTTACGTAAACCAGATACATCTCCATTAACCTCAAAGATCATCTGCTGTTTATTTCTTGCCATTTTTATTCTTTTCCTTCTCGGCAGCATCTTTAATCATATCTATAATGCTACTCATGTTAGCTTGTGCTTCTTTCTTCTTCTTACTCTCATGGCTTTCTAGTAGTTCTCCAGAAGTCATACCACGTAGTAAGCCGAACATATCCCAATCCAGTACAGAAGCCTCTTTTAGTCCTCGTTCTGAAAGATTACCGGAACTTACTAACATCAGGTGACATAGATTGGCGAACATAGACATTTGGAATGCACTTCCATTAGGTTCAATGTTCTGATCGTATATCTTCAATAGTTCGAATAATTCAGGATCTAAATCTTCAAGTTCTTTTGGTGATAAACCCCGTCGATGTATCATCTTCAGGGTAAATCGTATGTCTGAATTGGTTCTTACTTTTTTTCAACTTCTTCAGTTGCTGAATCACCTTTCCAAAGTTCTAGACAATTCTTAAAGATTTCACCAGCCATTGAAGTATCGATTTCGTTAACATCAATCTTACCATCCTGTTCACCATCTGCGAAAATCTGATAACCGGTACTATCACATACGCAGAAAATCAAAGTTTGTTTAGTAGTTTTACATTCATCGAATTCACTTAGTTTTGGCTTACGTACATATAGTACAACGCCATTACTCAAAGTTACTTCATGAAGTTCAGGAGTTAATTTAGATTTAAGTTGTTCAATAAAATTCATTTTGTTTTTCCTTTTGTTTTAATTATTGATTACTGAATAATACCAGCCGCTACCGGACCACCATCTACAGCGAATACGAATTCACGTAGGGTTGCATCGTTTTGACCACCGGAAACGGTATCAGAACTAACGAAGCAGTTATATACAACGTAGTAACCAGCGGTATGAGTCATATCCTGGTAGTATTCGATTTTAATCTGAATACGGGTTTGTTCATCACTAGCATCAATAAGTTGTTGGTGAATCGCATTATCTGGAATCCAGTTAACACTACAGGTCAAGTCTGGAACTGATTTAGTACCGATTAGTTTACGTTGGTAAAGTTTACCGTAAGTAGTTACGTTAATTACTTCAGAACTACCACCAGACTGTACGAAGGTTGCAACTTCTGGAATTTTAGTAAAAGTAGTTGATGCAGTAGCACCATAAGTACCAACAGAAACTACTAAGCCATTGCCGTTAAAAATATCTAGAGCCATTATTTTATTTCCTTATAAGGGTTATGTACCGCATCCTTTGCGGTACGTTCATATTATTTATTTTTTTAAAACATTAATTTCCTCAAGAAGCATATTAATAGTTTCATTTTGCTGTTGAATAGCCTGAGCTAATTTAGAAATCATTGCTACTGTATCTAGTTTATATGCACCAGGCATATTAGGATCTTTTTCAATATCATAATCTTCTGGTAAACCAACACCGGTTACAGTTTCAGGGCTGACTTTAATTAGGTCATTAGCGATAAATCCGTACTTAGTATCTGACTCTGGAATGATACCACGTGCCTTATACTTATACGTTACTGGTTGCCATTGTAGAACTTCCGATAGAGCATCTGATTTTTCAAGATAGACAATATCTTTCTTTAGTCCTTTATCAGACTGTGGGTTAAATGCAATTGGTCCCATATTTGATGAGTCAATCCACATTGTTACACCTACGTTCGATTCCCAATTAACGTTGAATACAGAACCGCCCCTAGCTGCGTTAATACCACCTTTAGTACAGTAACCCTGTCCAGCTTCAAGACGTCCATTTGCAAGGTTTAAAACACCATTAGCATCATTTATTAAGCGAACGTTAAAATCTGCACTTGTATTCTGATAGTGAAAGTCAATGTATGGAGTAGTATTATACAATTCAAGGCCTGCGAATTCCTGTGTATTGTTTCGGGTTAAACCTAAGTTCGCCCTTGCATCAGTGACGTTATTTGCACCAGTACCACCACTTGATACAGGCAGAGAAATCTTGCCGCTAGTTTCGGTATCATACATACCCCAATCCGGGTTAGTAGATTTACTACCAATGAAAATATAACGTTTACCAGTTGGGTCTACCATACGTGTATCACTGGTTAACTGTTGGAACTTGTTAATACCAATAGCATCACGAATACCATTAACACTAGTTGCACCAGTGCCGCCATTAGCAAGACCTAATACACCATTAACACCAGGTACAGCATTAGCAGATCCATCAAAAACGGCAGATGAATTACTCGCAAGGTTAGTAACAATCTCACGTCCAGTAGTTAGTTTTGCAACTGTACCATTTGAGTTACCAGTACCACCACTTGATACAGGTAGAGCAACTTTAATAGATGTATCTATATCATATACTCCCCAATCAGGGTTGGTTGTTTTATTTCCAATGAAAAGATAACGTTTACCAGTAGGATCTAACATACGTGTATCACTAGTAATCTGTTGGAATTTATCTAAACCTAAGTTTGTACGTGCACCCGTAGCATTGTTTGAACCTGTGCCACCACTTGTAATAGGTAAAGGTTTTCCTAATGATAAACTGTCTGCCGATAATGCACCTGAGAATGTGCCAGTAGTTCCAGTGAATAGATCTGATAGAACAATCTTAGTACCATTGATAGTGTCTGAGAAAGTAGCAGTAGTACCAGACAATGAACCAGAAAGGGTTAATGCTGAACCTTGTGCATCACCAGCTACAATAATGTCGCCAGTTATTTCAAGATCTTTTACGGTTGCTTTGTTTTGAATAGTAGTATTCTGTAATGTTAGGCTATTTAAGCTTGCTGAATCGGCCTGTACTGCACCGGAGAAGTTAGCAGTAGTACCATTCAACGCACCCGTTAAAGTACCTCCAGTGAGTGCTAGAGAACCTGTATCAGCACTGTTTAATACGATGTTTGTACTCAGTGCTTTACCATTAACTGTACGAGTCAATGGAACATAGACCGCATCATTCTGTGACTTAGTTAGTAGTGGCTGCCAGCCTGAAGCCTGATTCTTTACGTATACACCAAGCACACCAGATTCAGTTATTGCTAGTTTAGTAATATTATTTCCATCAACACCCGCGATACCTAGCATATCTACGCCTGTTGGGTTTAGTGCTTGTCCTGCTGGTACTTTGATAAATGCGTTACCCGCTGGTGTAGCTGATTCGTACTGTGGAATATCAGCACTACTATTAGCACCTACACCAAAATCACCAACTTTTAAATTTTCCATATCTCGTGCTGTCCCTCGTGCAATTACGTCCTCTGCTGTGAATACGTAGGTTTTATCCACTACTGAATTCTGACCACCAGAAAGATTTACACTTGAGATATAACCATTAATGATTGCATAGTGCTGGTCTAAACTTGTTGCTGATTCATATAATGAAACTTTAATTTGAAAATTCTTTGAAGATGCAAAAGCAGCATCTAAGTATTGATGGCTAACATCATCCGGTACGTAATGCACCACGATATTAACTGAATCAATTGTTTTATCTCCAGCAAGAATACCTGTATATTCCTGATTATAGGTAGAATACTGGCTTGTACTGGAATTTATTTTTACTTGTGGGAACTCTGCTAATTGTTCTACTTGTACATAAGTTGGTGCATTTGGAATGTTATTTCCTGCATCATTATTATAGAATAGTTTTGTCTGGTTCCCGATGAAAATACCACTCATCGATTACCCCTTAAGTGTTATGTAATGTAGCCTCATGCTTAATACAACTGTATTTAGTCCACTTGTAGGATCATAATCATCTTGATTTTGGTAATTGGTAACTGAACTTAAACGTACAGGTACTGCGTCTAATGCAAATTGCTTTGACATTAGATAGTCATAACACTTTTTAATTGTTTCCTGTACTACTGCTGAATCTTTTGCAGTACACATAACGTCAAAGGTTAGTTCTGATTGCTGGTTACGCCCCATAGGAATTGTATCACCAGTTTCAATCACGTTAGTTACATAGAGAATATAAGGTAATGCGTCTGCATTAATAGTTATCGGTGAAACTACCGTAAGCCCCAAAGAAGAAAAGGAGTCTACGACTAAGTTTTTTATTTGAAATAAAATCATTATTCGTGACTCCTGAAGTAGTAATTACTGACGCCAGAAAGTTCATCAATAATATTATAGATTTCTTGTAGTTTACCCTTCCACGCGAATGTATCGGTATATCCGGCACTTCCAGTGTAAGTAGTGAAATAGTTCTCTGAAGTCTCTACAAAACCAGCTTCTGTCTCTATAGCTACCGTTGATTCTTCAAAGATTACTACTAAAGATTTTCCACTGGTTAATACTAAGTCTTCACCAAATGTATTAAGAAAGACGCTTACCTGTGTTTTGGTAAACGCTCTCATAATTATTAAGCCTTAACTTTTAGTTGGATAACTGCTTCAGGGTGTTTTTGTACTACGTCTAGGTAATGATAGTTACGGAATACAGTAGTTAGAGAACTACGGTAAGTAGTAGTATCTACGTCTAAAGTAGAACCAGTCCAGTTTGCAATAGTTAGGAAACTGAAGTTACCTACTAGAATTGTGTTGTCTTCAACGAAGGTACTAACAATTAGTGGAACTTCTTCACATAACCACTGTGAATCACTGAAACGCATACCTTGAGCAAGTGAAACACCAGCCACGTTAGATAGGAATGGAGTTTGACGTAATTTTGCATACATTGCCGGACTTACAACAGCAACGGACTCTGATGTACGTACATTTGCTTCCAATAGCTTTTGAATTACTGCTTCAATATCACCATCGTCTAGAACACCAGATGCAGCGGTTTGTACTTTAGTAGCGGTAGATTCCGCAACTTCGATAATTGCTTTCTCTAGAGAGTTAGATAGATTTTCAATTAGTGCACGTTGAACATAAGTACCGATATCTGGTGAAGATAGCATTAGAGACTTAGATACTGGAATAGCACCTGCGAATAGCTTAGGCTTCATAACGATGTTATCAAAGTTAGCTACGGTTTCTTCCATTGCTTCACCTTCAGCATAGAAACGGAACGAAGCCTTAGAATTTAGTGAGGTTAGACGTGGAATGGTGAATTCACGATTACCCATACCAGTGATCACTTCAACACCTAGACGGCCTAGAATAGATTCAGCAAGTAGTGGACGAATGAAATCATCACTGTAATTAGTTTGTAATGCACCTTCAGCGGTAACAGTAGTAGTTGCAGCACGGGTTGCTAGTGCATATTCACCAGCTTGGATCGCGTAACCACGTTCACCTGATTCAAGTTCATTTAGTGCATTGTGATCGCCCTTTGCAAAAGCTACTAGTGCGTCGATAGTGCGGGTTTGTTTAGACATTTCGTTTTCCTTAACGTTATTTTTTTCTTCCTTGTGTAGTTCTAAAGATCTTTTGAATTCTTCTACACTGGTATTACTATTTATTGCTTCGCTAGCATCCACTTTGAATACTTTTGCGATACTTTCAATTTCTCGAACGCGGGCAGCATCAGCAATACTATTTAGTTCTGCTTGCACTTGTTCTAATTCAGTTTGAACTTCTGCATTACGTTTAGCTGCTTTAAGAGCATCCTTTGCTTCTTTAAGTTTACGTTCTGCTTCTAGTTCTACTTCTGGTTCAGCTTCAACTACTGGTACTTCTACTTGAGGTTCTGCAACTACCTCTGCTTCTTCTATTTCAACTACCTGTACTTCTTCCTGTACCTCTTTATTTAGTTCTTGTTCATCCATGATGATATCCTTATCATTACTAACTACTGTATTTAGTGATCTTCCAACTCCTACTAAATTATCTGCTGGACAACTTACCATTGATAATTCATACGGTTCTATTTGGGTGACAATTAAACGAGTACCATCAATGTAGTAATCAAGGATGTTATAACCAAAGGAAACTTTAGTTAGCACACCCTCTTTAACCTGATTGAATTTACCGTCTGCAAATGATTCTGTACTGAAACGTACAATCGCACGACCAACACGATCTGAATCAATACGTGCATTCTCAACTACGCCTAATAGTGCATCCATATTATGATTCCATAGTAATGGTGCACCAGTATTTAGGCGTGATAGATCAACTGAATCTGGAGTAGTAATTAGAATTTCATCATAGATAACACCACCGATTTCACGCTTTACTGGTGTCTCTGACATAAAAGCTATTTCTACGGTACGCTTTAAATCATCAATACTTGAATCTATTTGTGCGATATTAATTTCACGCGTTAGATTCTTGTTCTGAATCTCCTTGTTCTGTTTGGTCATCTTGTGTATCTTCCTGATTATCTAATTCCCCATTTCTTTTTTCTGCTTCAATTTGTGCAAGTACAACTGCCGGGTCACGGCCAGATTCTGCAATAATCTCTGCTTTGCTCTTTAACCCATTTTCTAATAATAGAATTTCGTACTGTGCATCTTTTAATGGGTCAAGACTTACAATGCGTTGTGAATGGTATTGAGCAACTACTAATTCTTCAAAGTCACTAAACTTTAAGTTCATATCGTTATTATTTAGTAATTCCTGACGTAGCCACATTCTGTATAGTGGTTTTAGTACCCTTACTTTTAGTTGATTAATTCGAACTTGATATGTGTTTTGTTGAATCTTGTCAGCTAATCGACTTGCTGAATAACTTGCACCAGATGTATCACCAGTTAATGCCTGTTTGGTAATTCCTAGTCCCATACTGATTAGGGTTAGTTGCTGGTCTACGTATTCTGCTACACCATCAGTAGCTGCTTTAGGACTGAAGTCTTTTAAACGCTGTCCTGGTTGTAGTTCTACAATTGCACCAGGTTCTAGGATTTCATTATCAAAGTACGCTGGCATAGAGGTATCATTGATTCCTAGATTGTCTTCATCCTTGTTTGCTTCATCATTTTCAATAAAGCCCATTACAGCACTACCGATTTTCTTTGTTACTAGACTTGCTTCAAGGAATGCATCTAATTCTGAAAGTAGATTCTGACTTGTTACAATGTCGGGTAATCCTCGTTCCTGTGAAGGCTGGGATGGTAAGTAGTAGTGCAATACTTCTTCCGCTGGTACTCGTTCTGGATTGGTGTAATCGTATGCGTACATTGTTGGGTTATAACGCATGAAGTAGTAAGCGATTGGTTTACCATCAGCGGAAAACTCAATTCCATTACTGATATATCTACCATCTTTCATCATCTGGTTATTGTTAGTCGGTACGCGAATACCATTAATTACTTCAATCTTAATACCGTTGCGAGTAGTATGAATTCTAATGAATACTTCACCTGCAATTGAACGTTCATGTTCTAACATGTGCTGGAAAGTACCGAAATCAAAACGACCCTGAATATCAAATGCTTCAAGATCTTCAGCCCATGCATAGAATCTACGCTCTAGTTCCTGACTGACTTCAATATTCTTTTGTTCATCATCATAAAGGTGAACATCTGGACGAATGTAAATCCCATCTGAACCAGCTACTGCATTTGCCGTTTCACTGAAGTATTTAGCAGCAATTGGATTATTCATTGCTAGGTTACGACTCATGATCATAAGTGACGGTAGTTTGTCATTAATAATCGCATTCAAGTTATAATCAGTGAATGATGCACCCAATCCTAGAGCACTGTTAATTGCAGTAGCAGTACGAATACTTTGTAGGTCACGCTTCATTGTTGGATTTTTAATTAGTGATTCACGTGGCTGTACTGGCTTAGGTTTTGGCTTAGGTACTTCAACCTTCATAGGTTCAGGTTCGGTTCGCATACCGAATAGTTTTTTCCATTGCATTACTTCCGTCCTCTGGTGAATCTACTGATACTCTTAATTGGATTATCTGGATTAGTACCTTTAGCCTTTGCCAATTCTGCATTTGCACGATTAACATAGAGTGCACGTAATGCATAGAGACTTGATAGACTTTCTGACATAAGAGTTTTATTATTGATTGTTACTGTGATAGTACCGCCACCCGCTAAACGATCCTCAATAACCTTATCGATTTCAGCAAGGATTGCCATAATCTGATTATATTGTGTTGCTGCTGTGATTGGATCTACTATCTGAAAATGCTGTACTGTACTCACGCCATTAACAACAATAATTGCTGTTGCCATACCTTCAGCCCAATCTTTAGTATTAATTGGTGTATATGGTGCGGAGTATGAATAGCGTTGTGCCTTTGGATCGATAATCTCAACTGTACTGTCATCGGGTAATGCTGGTTGAATAGTTTTCCCCACGAAAATATCAGTCTTGAAATCGACGGGGCGAACTGTATTAGTTGCCATGTTAATTCCTTATCTAAAACTAATCGAACCTCGCTTACTGTTTCCTAAGAAAGATTTTCTAGGTCTGCGTGGTTGTTTAGCTGGTTCCTTATATTTATCATTTGCTTTTGGTTTCTCTGGCTCATTAGTAATATCTACATCAGAGAAATCTATATCTTCTTCGTCCTTGCCTTGTACTTTCTTAAGCTGGTTTGCATTATAGATACGTAGCTCTTTAAATGGATGTGCACCCAATCTTGATAGTACCCAACGTACTGAAATCAATGCATAGTTCAATGTATCGAACATTTCATTACGATCATTATTAGATTTAGTTTTTTTTTCCCATACGTATGAACCGCCTTTGAATACTCTTTTTTCGGATGTTAACTGAATGAAAAAGTCTTCGGGTAAATCACCAGAGAAGTACATATTAGTAGGATACTCACCATGACCTTCACTTACAGACTGACTAATTAATTTTGCAATCGTATTCTTTCCTTCATTAACATTCAGTAGTAGTAATGGCTTGCCAGATGATTTACGACCACGGAACAATTCTGCGTGTGCCTGATTGTTACCCTTTATGGCAGTTAGGATTTTATCGTTATGCTGGGTGTACTGTCCGGCGATTCGTTGAATAGTGTTAGTTGCCTTACCGTCACCAGCATCTATAAACGCTGCAAACCTACGTAATGCTTTACCGTTAACTGTTTTGAAATCGTACTTAAGGAATCGTATTAATTCCTGGTATGCTGGTGATTCTACTTTGGTATTATCAATTGCATGGAAGGTACGATGGTCCAGTACGTATATCTTTTTCTCATTATCAGTAATACCGATGGTAGTACATTCAAGACGATCCAACTGCACATCAATACCACAAAATAAACCTAAACAATCATCGGGAATGTTCTTTATGTTGAAACTGAAATCACGCTGGTTTTCAAGTAGTGTTAGGTCAATCTCTTTATTCATTTCATCTTCATAGGGTAATCCCAACGAAGTGTTATAGAATGTCTTCAATTGAAAGTTATAATGTGCGTCTGAAAAGTCCTGAACAATTTTTCTCAAAGTAGTTAAGGGTGAATAGAGACGTGATATCTGGTATCCCAAAGTATCTTTAATCTCTGGTCTGGTTGCCTTCCAGAAGCCATTAGCAACCGCTCTATTGCGTTCAACATCATTGATAGTACCGTTACAGTGTGGGCATTCTAAACGTGCTGTATTTGCGTCTGCTTTCTTCCTACGCCCATTATTAACTACTACCCAATCAAACTTAACGTTCTGCCATAGTAGTTCGTGTGATTCTTTACAGTGCGGGCATGGTACAAAGAACTTACGTTGATCTGATTTCTCCCATTCAACCATTACTGGATCATTTGGATGTACTGGAGTAGATGCACACATAATTAGTGAATCACTGAATGTACTCGCACGTTGACTAACAAGAGCAATCGGATCACCTTCATCAGTTTCTTCAGCACCGGAAATTTCATCAAGGAAAAGGTACTTTGCAGTAACAGAACGTAGTTGCGATGGTGCACCCAAAGATGCAAAGTACGTCATAGTTCCATCACGGTTTTCTGTCTGGTGTTGATCGTTAGTAGAACTCTTATCATTCTTATTTGTTACTAAACCACTCAACACTCCGCTAGCTTTAATACCCTGTTCAAAGTTACCCGTTTTGAATTTCTTTAGCATCTGACCTGTTACGGATGCGTGTAACATGTTCGCGGGATTATTTGCCATTAGATAATAGCTGGCATTAACCAGTGTGGTTGTTTTTAAAAGCTGGGCTGAACTTACTAGTACAATCTTGCGTACTTTAGGATCAATAATTTTATCTAGTGGTTCACGCTGGAATGAAAATAGTTTTGTTTTATTTCCACGTAACGGGCCTGAAATAAATTGTGTATTCTCTTCAATCCATTCACTCGGATTTATTTTCTTCGGTGGAAGTATTGCCAGATTCCCCGCTTGGAGTATCTTCAATATCTTCTGTTTGTTCTGGTTCATATTCTTCATATTTCATATTTCCTAATTCTTCTAGTACCTCATCAATTCGATTAGTAAGAAGGTTTCTCATCATGATTGGATCGTCTCCGATTTCTGCTAGTTCAAGATACACATTGATTGGAATAGTACGGATAGCGTTTTTTAATTGTAGGCAGTACCGTGAAAGTTCATCAGCAACAACCTGTACTAATACAAGTTCACCACTGGCTTTCATCGTGTCTATTTCTTGTTGGTCTGCCTTAGCTTTAGTTAGTCGAATCTCTTCTACTAGTTTTTCATTTTTAAGATTCGAGTCACCTTTACGTAGTGGAGTAATGATAGTGTCAACAATCCACTTATTAATTTTTGCTTCAGGCCAGGTAAGATCCAATCCTAAATTCTGCCAGCGACTGATAGCTGATAAATCGTACCCGTAACGATCCTGTAGCGTCTGCAACGTTACTGTATTACTCATAGTAGTTTCCTTTGCTTATTATATTGTTTGAAATTAATACGTATTTTTTCATATCGATAAAAATACGGGGGGCGAAAACTCGCATGTTTGCGGGGTGCCCTCGGAGTACCTTTTTGTATTTGTCAAGTACTTTTTTCGCTTCTTTCACTTTTTTTCAATGGCAACGTACTGACACCATGCCTCCACTAATCGAGCATTGCGTTCAATAGCTGGCTTATCCTCCAGTAGTCAACGTCTAGTCCATCAATGGTACGGTACTCTATAAGCTCCTGTATCATGTCCTGAAGCGTTTGAAGATGTACCCTTTCACTACCCTTGTAGTTATCTTTTGAAGCCCATGCATAGCTATTACGGCCTATGCTGTAGCCCCTCTGGTATCGTACTGCAATGTATTTATACGTGGCTGTTATGCTGTGTTGGTCTATGTAGATGTGGTAGTGATTGTGCTGGATGTGTGCGGTGATTAGATTATCGTGGCGTGTGTACTCGTATCCGCTCTGTATGCCGTCTGTAAGCGTTGTAGTACCATTGGGGAAGTGTAGATATATGTACATAAAAAAATACCTCATAACGTGTTGTATGAGGTATTTAGGATGGTTAATTCTGCATGACTAAACAGTCAAGGTTACCGGAGTATTCTGGTTGGTTTGATTCAGAGTAGACAGTAAATGAACCCTTTCCATCGGGTGCTATCTGCGTCTTAACAGTCCTGCCATTATCTATGTTCGTTAGGTAGTGATACTTACCATCCTTGAAAGTTGCATGGCTTCTTTGTGTAGTTAACATTCCGGCCGGTTTACCATGAAGGATAACATCACAATTGAATATTGGTGCTGCGTTTGCTGTACTGGTCAATGCTAATAGTAGTGCTATATATTTCATTAGTTAGTTCTCTTGCATTGTCCGTTACCTGTATAGTCTACCTGCCCTTCTGCCGTCTGGCTGCTGTAGTATCCTCGTAGTGTCTTCTTATCTACACCACCAGATGATGATCCGCTATCGTCGCCCTCATAATACTGGTACTCGCTTTGTGAATCTTTAAACTGTAAACCCTCACCAGAGAAATGAATCACCTTACTAAATTTCTTTCCGGTCTGTTCTTCTGTGATTGTCATACTACATTCGAAGGTTGGATAGTTCGCCTTTGGATTGCGTAAGGCTTCTATCTGCTTAAACGTATCCTGTGTGTTCTTGTTGATCATGTCTTCTACCGGAGATGCCAGTACAGAACCAGAGATTAACACCAGTGCTAATAGTGCTTTCATTTTACTCTCAATTAGTTTCTTTATGTTATTATTGGTGCCGTAACTATATTGTACGGCACCGTGATTACTACTAAACCTTCTTGTAGTTCTCCTTTACCAGTGTGCGGAATTCATCGGTAGTTGCGTCATCTACAGTCTTACGATGTTCATTAAAGAAGATCTGAGACTGCTTGTTTAACTTACCAGAATCATTGATATGGAATTCCTTAGTCTTCCATTTGGCATTAATAGGGTATTTCTCTGCATACTGTGGGCTGTATGCTCTGAGGAAGTTATCAATATCCTGTAGTGATTTGTCTTTCTTCACTGCTGCAACGTACACTGGATGTTCACGCAGTTTCTTACTCAGGACTTTGTTCACTACTACAAAGGTTTCATGCTTCTCTGTTTCTGGATTGAATAGAGTAACTTCAAATTTAGTATTGTTGTCTGCCTTAGTCTTTGCTTTGGCCTGTACTACTGGTGCTTCTACGCCGCCTGTAAGCTGTTTTAAGAGGTCTTCTACTGAACTGATACCCAAATCAGCATTTGTAGATAGAAACGCTTCCAGCTTCTTACGCGTCTTTTCCTGCTGTTCCTGGCGTACTTCCAGTAGATAGGTACGAGCAGTTGCAACGTTCTCTGCTAACAGGTCAAGATCTGCAACATTAATCTTGAAAAAATCGGCGGCGTTCTCTGCTGCATGAAACTGACCAACGTGAAGCGGGTTGCGTAGAATGTTAAGAATTTTATTACTAATGGTGCTCATAGGGACATTATCCTTAGTGATTATTATATTTCTCCGATGCTATAATCATTACTAGTAGAGTTCAAGTTGTAATCATCCCATAAATTAGACCCATTCACATTTTGATATCTTCCGGCATACTTACTTAGCTAATGAAGGAGATTGCTATGCGTAGAGCACGATTCACCCAGCATCAGATCATTGCTGTCCTGAAGTTTGTCGAAGCCGGTCTTACCGTGAAAGAGGTCTATCGTGAGGCGGGGATTTCCGAAGCCTCTTATTACAACTGGAATGCGAAGTACGGGAAATTACCGATTAATGGCTGCATGAAAATAACTGTGAACGTCCACATCAGTCACTGAACAATCTGATACCGGAAGAATATCAACTGATGAATAATCAGTCTGAGATCTCAAAAAGTGCGTAGAACTATTGATGCATCCTAGCCGTTTTGGCGGCTTATATTTTATTATGTCATCTTTTCTTTCTTACCGATGGGAATTGGCTTTCATTTTCTCATACTTTTACATATAGTATTTATCTTTAGGTAATTATCAAGGATTTTTAATGAAATACAAGATTGAAAATAAATGCTTTTTCAAGGATATTGATTTCCAGATAATCAAAGAACTTTCTGCTGCATCTGAAAGCATTAAAATTTGTGTCGCTTGGATTAACTTTAAAAAAATTGAAAGAGTTTTATTTTCTAAAATTAATCAAGGCATCAAGGTTGAAATAATTTGCAACCGTGACTTCATCAATTCAAAAGGAATTAAAAGCTCAAAGCTATTAAACTCAGGAATTATAACCTCTGTAAAAAACCCTATTCATCGTCTTTATATGCATCATAAATTCTGCATTATCGACGACGAAACTTTGATTACTGGTAGTTACAATTGGTCTGCACGTGCCGCATATCATTACGAGAACATTGTTATCATAAAAAACGATTTCAAGCTTATACGGCAGTTTAAGCACGAATTTGCAGACTTACTTTTCATGGGTAATATGAGCACTGTTGATTTCTTATCTTCTCCAGTAACAAGGAAAACTCATAAATTCCTCTTGGGGACGTACTCTTCTGCATCAGGTATACATGAAATAGTAGATTTAGATATATGGCAAGTTTCTTTAGAACCAACTAAGACAGCTATTCTTCTGAATTCAATACAAATCCCTTTCTTTCATTTGAGTGTGGAAATAAACACTGACCATCATGATTTTATGGATGAAAAAGAAAGACAAATCGATCTTTATGAACAAGAAAGACAACAAATTGAAGCCGTGCAGAGAACTTTTGATAGCCTGAATTTTAAAATTCATGCATTTGGCACCGCTGTTATTGCTAATGATGATATGGTGTTAGAATTTGGTGAAGAACCAGAACGTGAAATATATTTAAACTGGATTGATATGCGATTTAAAAAAGTACTTCCTACTTCTTTTGAAGCAGATGGCGATTTTGAGGAAATTTGGCATAAGCTGTATTATCCGTAATCAGATTATTGTTATGCACCGCAATAACTAATTATATATTTCAAAACATCCGATCTCGAAAGTTCGCGGTGTTTGGGGAAGGATAATCTACTGTTCATTTGAACAGTAGATAATTATTCTATATGAAATATTCATTGATGTGGAGTATATGAGAGATATGCCACCCACAATGACAGTACTGCAACAATGAATGATATTACAGGAATATATAGCCCTGAATAACGCGTGAATTTCTCATTTGGCTCAAGATATTCAATAAAATACATCTTAGTTTTCAGCCATCTTACAGACCATCTATCACGCCATGTGATTCTGTGTAAAACGCCTGTAAAACGGTGATAATGAAACAATGCCTTTACGCATCGTTTAATTACTCTATCACTTATTGTTCGTGCATCATGTGTGTGATAAAGAATCAAATTTTTATGTTTAGCTAAGGAGTCTTGTGAGGTTGAGGGACTGCAGAATATGTGTATGTGACCCACCGCACTATAAGCGATTGATAATACTGCTCCTTCTTGCATGTGATGGTTATAATGTAACCGTTTATCTTTACTTTCCTGTACCCCTTCTTCTGTTTCTAATTTAATTACCTCTTCAGTTTCTGTTTGTATCATATTGCCCGTAAATCTCATGCCAAACTGTAAGTTTAGACCATCAAAACCAAAGCCATTTGGATTACTCTTATAGTCATAAACACTAAGCTCAATATTGCTTTGTTTAGCTGACACTGCTATTTCTCGAAGTAATTTCTTGATTCGAGGCTTGTGATATCGCCAGTTTACTCGTGATATCTCCCTTCTTAACTCATCTTTTTCAAACTCTTTTTCTTGTATATCAATCCATTTCATTAATTTTTAATTCCCAACAGTAATGAAGTATTTTTTAGGGGTAAATTCTGGGGTTTTGCTGTAGAGGCCATCAGTTTAGCCTCCTTATACTTTAATTTAATTTCATTTCGTATTTTTTTCAATCCTGTCATTCTTGCTCCATTTAAGAATTTTTTTCGATTTAACATCCTGAAAGTACTCGCCATAGATGCAGACATACCCAATTATTTCAAATTTCTTAATTAAGTTGTTAGTGAACATCCATGTGTTTCATCTCTACAGTCAATTACTACTAATTCCTGTTGTATCCAAACTCTCTTGAGCATAAAACCCGTTTCCAGTATGTCTCTCTGTCTATGATGACTTGATCATCTGTTCTCATAGAGTAAAAATCTAATATTGAAAACTGAAAATTTTTTCTAGCATATTCTATACCGGTTTCCTTAATAAGTAATGACAGCCCTTCATTCCAACCATGCCCTGTATTTACATAGCTTTCCCATCTCGACCAGATTCCTTGCTCGCCATAAGCTGAACCAACATATTTTTTACCATTACATTTATCAACAATTAGATAGACACCTTTTACGTTCAGTAACGCTCGCTTCCAATCCATTTTTTGTTTTTTAATAATATGCTCCAACTTTTCGAATGAGTGCTGAATTTGATCAAAACCACGAAATGTTTCACCACTATATTCACTCTCAAATATTTCAGCCACTTTCATCATATAGTAGTGATTTTCAAAACGAAAGGATCTACCACGTGATCCAGAACCTGGATAGTCTATTAATAACCTACCGATTAAACCTTTATGTTTATCTACCAATCTAATTCTGTATCTATCAGGATCGCGTTTTAGTACTTCATATATTCCTCCAAACAACCACTTATTATTTTGAGGATAGAATCTTATCAAACTGAAAATAAACTGTCTGTTGAAATCATCCCTACCACTTCGCCATTCATTCCACCCTTGCCATTCATCTTTATCTCTAAGGAACGTATCAAGCGGTTCTTCTTGACCGTTATAAACAGCAAAGTGAACTTTATAATCAAGGTCGTTTTCTATATTCAATATTGATTCTAACTCAATCATGATAATTCCTCACTACTCCATGTCAATATATCTATTATGCCTCTTAATTCCTAATATAATCAATCCGTATAAACATTATGACGAACAGTGTGAGTATATATTGCCCACTTCCTACAGGACACTACTACAAGACCTAGGAAAAGGAACTACGTACTATTCAGTAATTGAGCATGTTCTGCGAGTTCAACACGAGCGAACAAGGCGAAGCCGCGTAGATACTCACAACAGAGCCAACGGCGAACGACATACCAAAATCATTTGCTTAGTAGTCGATAGACAAAGAAATCAGACGCCTGCGGTTCTTTCGTACTCCAGTGCGAAAAAACGCAAAGTTGAATCTTAAATTTGTTTTTTAAGGGCAAATGCGAGGCACGAGCTTTTGACCTTCATAAATTGATTTGGTGATTTTTTACCATAAAATTAATGGGTATGGGTTCATATTATATTAAGTTACGGCAATCACGAAAATGAATATAATTACTACATATAGTTCATAAATATGCACAAAACACACTATATATTGAATAACTATCCAATCATTTCCGTAATTACCGTATTAGGGTGTTTTTCAATACGGTTATAGTTACGGTTATTAATACACTTAAAATCAATTACTTAGGATTAATCATTTTATTCCCGTATTGAGTAATACGGTTATCATTTCATTGTAATCAGTAAATCAATCACGGATTGTGCATCAACACTAGTCGCTAACAGTGCCTGTACTGCAATGATCTGTTCATTAGTCAATAGTTTCTTCTCTGCATACTTACGCAATCCGTGAACTTCTGTACCGTTATCTAGTATCCCTTCAAAACTCTTTGCAACTTCAGTACAGATCCGCTTGTACTTCTCACCAGACGATTTACCTTTCGGGTACTCCATGTTCTTCATTTGTCTGTACGTCTTCAAACTCTGTAACACTGCCTCTTCGCTTAGCTCGGTAGTATTGCGAAGAATGTAGTACACATCCTCTTCCGGTACTCTGTTCTTTCCTAGATACGCTGCATCCTGAATTACTGTACGCATTGCGTTTCTTGCTTCTAAACTGAGAATGCTCAGAGTTACTTGTTCTAGCTCGTTCTGTACTCTTTGATTGTCGTGATTAATAGCTTTCCTTGCCATATAAATACCCCTATAGTTATGATGCTATTTTTTTAGATTGGCCTAATGTGTTTGCATCACATTAGACCATTTTTTTATTTCTTAGTTTTGTACTTTTCTATATTGCATTTTATTTTATGCAATTCCTCTGTACTTAGTTCTCTATAATACTTTTTAAATGTTCTACCATTCACCAAAGCATTATAGATCATTGTGTGACTATTACGATTGAACTTAATATTAGCCCATTCTGCTATTTCATGTTGTGAAAATTTTCCAGTAAGATACTTATCAATAATTTTACGCCACATATCATAAGTAAACTTAGCAACTTTGATTTGTTTTTTAATCGCACGATTTGTATTGTTAACGGCAGGAGTAACCCAACGAAGATTTGTGAAGTGATTCTCATACTTTTTACGATTGATATGATCTACTACTCTACCATCGCCTGGCCCCCAAAATGCAGTACATACTAGTGTGTGTATGTAATATGTTTTTCCTCTTATGTTAACACGCGGATAACCATTCTTTGCGTTTGATACCTTAAGATACCTCTTATGTTTTCTATTATAGACTTCAGCATCTTCACTAACACAGTAATATTCGGTGCCTTCAATAAGACGCCATCTCTTTGTATAATCCATTACATACCTTCCAATCATGTTCATTCTATCCGTGAATGAACTCCCATACTTTTTACGATAGTATCAAACGTTAATTAGCATTCAGTACAATATAGCTATTAAGAACGTACTGTATTGCCTGATTGATGTTTTTTGCCTTACCTTCATCTACTAGCTTCTGAAGATATGCTTCCTGTAGTGGCGTAATGCGTAGCCCTATGGAACGTGAGTTTTCCTTCTTCATATTTCTCCTTAAAATTGTGCACAAAACCACCTAAACTTTTGATGAGAAAAACCCCGTAAAAACGGGGAACACCCTAGAGGAGAATTGATTGACTTATACCTATATTTTACACATTTTTAGAAAACGTTTCATTTTTCCCACTTTTATTTATATTATTTTCTAAAAACAAGCGTGAAAGAATTGCAGTTAACAGGAAAGGTACTAGTACGAAGAATGCACCAGTCATATACATGGTGAAGAAGAAGATAATGATCCCCAGAGTGATTAGGTATTCTTGTAGTTTGTTCATCGTGATTTCCTTTTGTTGATTAACTTACAAAAGTATTTATCACAAGACGAAAAAAAACCCGTTTAAGGCGGGTTTTTAGTAATGAAAACTACTTTCTAGGCCAGAACAACTTACTATCAAGTTCTGGATAGTCATTTTGTCTTAGTAGGTTCATTGCTACCTGTATCCTAGCCATACCACCCTTATAAACATCGTGTGCGTTAGAACTAATCTTTGCTATTGATTCTTCGCTATTCGCAATCTTACGTAATCTATCTACTGTTTCTGTCGTTTCAGCATAAACACTACTAAACTTTGGTAACTCTCCTAGTTCGTAACTCCATTCATACGCACTATTTCCAGGCCCAAAGTTGTAGTAAAGCTCCTCGCCTTTTATTTGAAATGATACGTATAGTTTTCTGTCAATCTTCCATGCTCGCACATCACTAATACTGCTACGAACTATGTTCCTCAAATAAGTACGATAGTCATGCATCGGATCTTGAAGTACATTAAATTTTGAATATTCAAAAAACTTCATCATTAGATTTTCGAAAGTATCATCATTGGCTAGAATTTGCTTGCGTTGAAGTACTTCCAGCTCAATAATTAATCGTTTTTTCTGTTCATCCAAATCTTGAAGTTGTTTTATAACTTCTTCATTATTCCCAAGCCCATTTAAAATTAAAGTTGTTCCGCGATTGATACGGGTAGATATATCACTAATTAATGCTTCAGTGCTGATAATCTGCTGTGAATAATCTTCACCTTGATTCTTACCTTTCATCTGTAGCTGGATGTAGGATAAAGCAGTAACAATCATCAATGTATGTTCAACTAATAGTCCAGGCATCGACCAGGTTTTACAACCTTGATTATATCCCCGCCCTTTTTCACAAAGATAACGAATTTTTCCACCATTAACCATTGCCATCATTGTTGACCCACAATGACCACAACGGAAAATCCGCATACCAGCAAGTAGGTTAATATTGTTTCTTTCTGCTATTACTCTTTCATTACCATCCTTGTCAATAATAGTCCTACCCTCACTCACCTTTCCCAAATACTTGGTTGTTTTTCTGATTTGTTCTAATCTATAAAATTGACCTTCAGTAATCAGTGCTGGAAAGTATCCTGGTAGTTTATAGACTATCCCAGCAACAGTAATTTCTCTCAAACCATAAACAGCAGGATTAGTACGCAATTTTCGAACATTAGCAACCGCCCAGGCTTTACCTTTATACCCATTTGGATATTTCTCATTAAGTAAATGATTAACCTTAAAAGCACTTTTCCCTTCTAAAAATTGATTCATGGCAAATTGTGCAATTGGCCAGTAAAAAGGGTGCCGCCCTACTTGTTCATGCTTACCGGTACTTGCATCAATCCACCAAGGATGTGAACCAACACTTTTTATAGTTACAGGTAAGCCCTCATCCTGAAAACGTTTAATCAAAACCAATGCATTACCATTAGTTCGCATTTGCTTTGTTTTAGATTCTTCATGTGCACGACTAAAAAGAAGTACAGATTGAAGAAGATCCATTGAGTTTTCATTCACTGATTCTTCTGTGTATTTCTTACCATCTGAACCAGTAATGATCGTTATGCCAAGTTCTAATAAATCATTGAACAATCCAATAGCTTTAAGAATCCGATCCCTGGACAATCGGTCGAGCCCTTCTATGTAAAAATGACTATCCCTAGGAATAAAACCATCTTCAACCGCACGTATGAAAGCAGCTAATGCCCCGCGTGTCGCATTGACACCCCGAAAAGCACTTATCCCTTCATCCTTAATTTCAACAAGTTCAAAACCGTTTTCATCTGCGTACTTTTGAGCACTGTTACTTTGACGTTCTCTTGTAGTACCTTCTGCCTGTACAGCACTTGACCAACGCTGATAGCTATATAGTTTACGTTTCAATAAAAATCCCTACATATCAATAGTTTGAATTAATGTGTAGAAACATTTTTCGGGTTGCCCGGATGGCTGATGATGTGAACCTGTCCGCTGGCCATTGCGGCGATCATCGCGTCAGTGTGCTGTTTTTTGTCGCGCGGCGCATAAACCGGCTCGTGAAAGCCGGCAACGATCAGATCCAGC